AACCATAGCAAATGGGTCCGCTGCAAGAAGGCTGTTTAGCGTTACGCCACCAGTCTGATCTCGAAGAGATGATGCGGCAGCGCCAGTCACATAAACAGCAGCCTGGGCAGCAAATTGGTCAAGAACGCTTCGAGAATCGTTTGCATTTGCAAGCCTTGACTGATATAGTTCATTTCCAGCCTTGACCTTTAGACCAGAAAGAGTATTGTTATATGAGATGATGTTGCCCTTAATTGAGTTATACAACTCGCCGCCAGTAATACCAGCAGCCTCCATCTCAGCCAACTTACTCTTTGCCCACTCAATGTAGTTTTCAGTCTTCTTAATCTGTTTACCAGTTGACTTGTCTTTGGCAGCGTTTACCTTATTGTATTCGACGTCAACCTCTGCGTTCCAGATGGTTGTAAACATCTTATTCTTAAGGTCGAATGCAGTTGCAGACTCAGGGTCAATCCCTCGGAATGCAGCCTCTACTCGGCTCTTGTACTCAGAACCAGAAAGCATACCGCTGCTTAGTGACGTAGCCTCTCGGTCCATAATGGTGTCTGCTCGGTAAACGAGGGCATTCTCCTGCACCGTGCCTTCGAGCAGCCCAATTGCAGCGTCCGTCTTGCTAAGAAGTTCTTCATATGTTACAGCGCCGTTCTTATACTGACCGCCAACAATCTCTACATACTCAGCAGTCTTTGACGTTAGGACAGCCTGAAACTCTGCGCGCTCCTCGTCGCTTAGTTCGCCGCTAGAGAGAAGAGACGAGATCTCATCGTAGAAGTCCTCGAAGTTGTCGCCCATGCTTGCGTTGAATGAACTGGTCGCAGCCTGAACGTTTCGAGCACGCTCCTGTCGAAGCGCACTCTCTCGCATATTGACATAGTATGAATATTCAGCAGAGTTTGGATCAAGACCCTGTAGGCGCGAGTCGACATACGCCTCGATATCAGTCCCAGTTGGAACTGCCCCACCGTACTCAGTCTGGTCCTGGAATGCATTAAACAGAGCACGCTCGTTCATCGAGATGCTCTGCTGTACGAGACCACTGATAAACGAACTGAGGTTAGATGACCCAGTCGTTGCTCGTCCAAATCGTCCACGTCGTGCCATTATGCGGGTACCTCACCTTCGGGCGCTGCGTTTTCTGCGAGCGCGTTTTCTGGGGTAGCCTCTGCTGGAGGCTGTGCTTGATTCTCTGGCTGGTTAAGCGACTGCGTACCAGCCGCTGGTGCCTGAAGGGTACGGGCGGTATTCGCCACGCTTGCCTGCTGTTGGGCGAACTGTTCGGCAGCCGCCTGCTGCTGCTGGATCCCCATCTGCTGGAACATCTGCATCAGGTTCGCCATTGCCATGACGGATGATGGGTTGAGGGTTGCATCGGTCTGCTCCTCGCGGATGACAATCATCTCGCCCTCTGGGTCTTCTACGCCCACACGATCCATTGCGCGTTCTGCGCTCCAGATGCGGTTTTGGACAAGGTTGATTGCTGTCTGTGCCAGTTCGAGCGTGTCTCGTGGCGTGAGTTCTGGCGGGGTGATGTCGAGTCGGTAGTTTCCACCAAAGACAAGACCAACCTCTGGCTGCTTTGTCTCCCACATCTGTGCGCACATCTTCCACACCTGCTTAATCCAGGAGTAGAGCAACTTGCGCTTTGGGGCAATGCGTGCCTCATAGTTGGCGACGAGAGACGCGATGGCACGGGATGACCCAAGCACGCCCGAAGGGGCGAGCCCGAGGAGGAGGTCATTAAGCCCCGTAACCACCGCGATCTCTCTGTCGACTCGTCGATTATAGTCTTCGATTTGGAACTGAGGAATGAATGGGGAGATCGATCGGATCTCATTTCCAGGTCCAGGTGCAGCCATCTTCCCAGGCTTTGGGATCGCATTGGCTGGAACTTCGTCTGGCGCTTCTGGTCCGACCAACTGGAACATCTGTCCACCGATAACCGAGTGGATCATCTGCGCCTGATTGGTGATGCGCTCGTCCTTCTCGCGGAGCAACTGCTCCACATCGTAAAGTTCTGGCTTACCGTATGGGCTTCCAGGGACTTTGGCGTTTGCTAGAAGAACGTACGGGATCTCACCGCGGTATTCTGCGTGTCGGCTGTTCTTAACAAGTGTATTGCCGACGAAGATTGCGTTGTAGACTGTTGGAGCCTTGCCAGGTGCTCCTGGAACCTTGTACCAGTAGTCATACACCTCGACCTGCTGCATCTCGTACGGCGTCTCGCGGCGGAGCGGGTTGCGCTCAAACTGATTCTGGTAGACGTTGGCAATCGGGTCGTCATGCGTGGATGCCGTGTAATTGTACCACTTGCCGCCCTGCTGGGTGGCGACGACCTTGATGCCGTAGTCCTCTTCGACCGCCTGCGGGCTCATGCCGTAGGTGTAGAGCGCCCAGTCGAGTCGGCTGAAGTCGGACATACCAAACCCAAGGTAAAGGTTTTCTGGCATCTCAACGATGCGTAGGCGAGGGAGGTTATTCTCCGCGTCCCAATAGACCTTACCAGCGGTGTATCCGTAGAGTGACTTGATGAAGCAGGCGTCCTCAAGGAGCACGTCAAACTGATTCTCTTCTGCCCATCGGAAGAAGAGACGCTCAGCGTTTGCTGCCATGAGGCGGGAGTCCTTGTCCTCACCTGCAGGAATATAGTTGATGACAGGCATGACCGCCTGCAGCGATGCGGGAATGTTGACATACGCGGCGTGCACGTTGACTGAGACGTGTGCTCGACCAGCGGTTCGAGCAGTGGCGTCGTCCGCCCAGTGATCGGCACCGCCAAGCGTGATGATGTTTGGATGGTAGAGATTGTCGAATCGACGGAAGAGTGCGCGAAGACGATTCTGCTCTGGCTCCGAGGTCTGCTTGCGCATGAGCACTTCGCCGAAAAGATTAAACTCGAAGTTGGTATCTGGGTTAACGTCCTGGACTTCGAGGCTTGTCTTGAGCATCTTGACGGATGCAGACTGCGTATCGGTTAGGCGTTCCATTTCAAGTTTGGCAAACCGCTTGTTCAGTGGTACGCCCTTGCCGCCAGCACTTGCATTCATTGCGACTGGTGACGTAGCGACCGCAGGACCCGTTGCTCGAATGCCGCTTGCCGCCTTCGTTACGGATCGAGAAGCAGCGCCTCGGGTAATCGTGGCTGGGGTGGCTTGCGTGACGAGTGGATTACCGCCGCCCATAGGCTCTTGAATAACCTCACCCCTTGAAAGACGTCGAGCCTTGTCGACAGCCTTGCCGATTGACTTAATCTGCGCTGGCGTGGCGACATCTGGGTCAGTCGTGTACTGACCAGGGATTGCCCTGGTTCCCTGGAATGCGCGTGGAACGCCTCGAACTTTAGCCATTAATCACTTCCTCCGTAATAGGAAAATACTGGGTCTTTGACTGGTTGATCTGGATTCCTCGATGCGTACCATACGGCAAGCGCGAGAGCCATTACTGCGTCTGTTTCAAGTTTCTTATCGTTAAGTTTGTACGACAGCAACTGTCTGCGTAGGTCGTCCCATGGCTGTCCTCGCGGGAAAACCAGTTCTTTCTTGTCAAGCATCGACTTCAACGTCGCAAGGAGCACCAACTTCTTGGACTTAGTCCCACCGAAGTCGTATCCCCTGAGTGGCTTAATGACGTTGAACTCTTGCCGAAAGAGCCGACCGCCCATACCAGTCTCATCGACGATCGTTGTGCAGAAAGCGCCGTCCTGTTGATACAACAGTGCGTTCTCCCGAACCATGTTTACCACGGACGGAATAGTTTGCTTTCCAATTCGTCGTCTTGCTCGTACTCCTCTAATTCGCTTTCGGTCTGAGTAATCGAGTACGACCGACCATGTTGAGTCAGAAGAAATACCTGGGTCACATCCCTGGACATAGCGATGTCCCCTTTGTGGCGGACATTCTGTATCAGTGTCAGGATCAAAGGATCCGTCGATGGACTGCGCTGAGAAGTATGCGTCTCGCGCTTCGATGAAGTATCCGTCGACGTTTTGCGGGACGAGGTATTCGGCTTGCTGGCGGACGATCGCTTCAAAGTTTTCTTTGGTGAGTCCGTATCCAACATTTTCGCGGGTTGAAAGCCGAAAGGAGATAAACTGTGCATCCCGTCCTGGGTTTTCGGGATTTCCCATTTCCCAGAGGTCGGAGTAGTCGCCGATGCCTTCCGTCGGCGTTCCGATGAAGTGGAGCGGACCACCCGTGGAGAGGCGTCGGAGGTTGAGGACCTCTTGGTAGATCTCCACCAAGTGGGGCTCGAATGCCGCCTCGTCGAACGAGATCCCATTCATGTCCTTCCCGAGAAGCGCCTTCGCTTTCTCCTGTGTCGTTCGGAAGTGAATGCTCGCCCCACCAACTACTGGGTGGAACTTAATCCAAAGGTATTCACCTCGGTACTTCTTGTCCAGCGTGGCAATGTTCCCGAGTTCCTTCGTCAGCGCACACCCTCTTCCCTTTTGGGCTGGGTGATTACCAGAGAGGATTGATGTAATCTCTCGATGAACGAGTTCAGCAGTTTCTTGCTGGATTCCTACGTGGTACCATTCGTACGGGATGTTTGACCATCGTCGGGCGTCTGAGGGATCGTCAGGTTTTGGCTGTTGAATGCCCATTTTGTACAAGGCGTGGTGAAGGCAGAGGATCGCCATCGCCATCGTTTTCCCCGCACGATTTCCCGCGGATACAACCGTCGTAAGGTATTTTGGTCGGTATCCCGAGTCATCGCGCTCCGCGCAGGCACGCCACCAGTCAATTTGTCCTCGGTGCCCATCGATATTGAGCCAGCGCCGAGCAAAGAACTCGATGTCAGTGCGACCGAGAGCCAGATCTCGTGCAGTTTCATTACCGACCACGAGTCCCCTTGTTACGTGCGCTGATCGCAGAAGCCTTGCGCTTGGCGTCAGCCTTGCTGCTCGCGCCCCACGCTTGGAGGCTTAGCAGTAGTCGGGTCGGTCGACCCTTCTCGTCACGTTCTGGTCCTGGCATCCCACCCATGCGAGCGAGGAATGATGCGCGGCGGGGATTGTCGCCCTTCTTGACGGGAGCCTTAAGCGTCCCGCCAGTCTGCGCTTTGTAGGATGCGCGACCCTTGGCGTTAAGACCGCCCTTTGGGTTCTTGCCTTCGCTGCGCTGCCATGCTGCACTGCGTGCCATTATCGCACCTCGTTATGATAGTATAGAACTCGATCGCAGAAGGCGATAGAATTTGCCTTGTCTACAATTCTGTTAATAAAGGTTCCGTCCGCCTCGTAGTGACGATCGGAGTACCCAGCAGCCCTTCCCTTGTCAATCTGGACGATGTAGTTTCCAGAAGTAGAACTTCCAAGCCTAAACTTAGGATGTGAGTCCTTAGACCACCCACAGTATACCACATCATTGCCAGACTCTGCAAGTCTCATCATGTCTAGGATGTAATCTGGGTGGTAGGAGTCATCGTGGTTGAACCACCCAGCGTAGTCCGAGGTTGCCAGATCGAGTCCTTTTGCGCGCTTTGCGTGACCCCAGTCTCCCAGGTTTGGCTCCTCGTAGAAGCGAACCTTCGGGAACTCGGATCGCAAAGCGGTCAGGTCGATGTCTGACGCTAGGGCGATGATCTCGTCTGCTTTCCGAACCTGCCATTCGTGAAGATCCCTTAAGATCCGTCGAAGGTTCTGCTCATCCGCATGGGCAGTCACAATCGCCGTCAGAGTCGCCATTGATCCTCCCAATAATGTCTGATGTAGATATGCCCTTGGTATAGGGGACATACAGCATCTTGATTGCTCTGTTTGTTAGCCATTCATCGTCGATGCCAAGTTGATGAAGAAGGTCTTGACCGAACCAGTCGTCCCCGTGTGCAATGTAAGCGATCTGTCGGTCAGTGATCCTATCGATGGTCAACCCTGAGTTTTCGTCACCGATGTTAACACAAACGTCGTCGACGTATTTGCATCCAGCAAGCGCCTCCATGCGCTCCCCAAGCGTCATGATTGGAGCCCTTTTGTACCGAGAAGCAAAATCGTCAGTGTTTAGTGAAACAATAACTGGACCATACTTCTGGCACTCACGGAGGAAGTTCATGTGACCGTAGTGGAACATGTCAAATGTTCCGCCGACGTAGACCCAGTCCTTTGTCATTCCTGAATCTCGTGCACGGGCTTGGCTTCGATAATCTCGTACGTAGTAGTAGCCCCGCCGAGGATCTGCGCTAGTGAGACCATAAGGTCCCGATCGGCGGTCTTATCGTTCCGCTTATCGATCATCTCTTGTGCTCGCAAACCCTCGGAGAGCGTTGGAGCCATTGCCCCAGTTTCTACTTCTGAAAATACGTAATCCCTGACCAGCGTTGCAAGGTCTCGATGGGTTGCCTTGATGGTCTTCTGCGCCTGCTCCATCTTCTTCACCGCTTCAATGCGGGCAGATTCGTGGGGAGTCGTCAGATGTTCACGCTTATGCTTTCCAAGAGTATTTCGACTGATGTAATATCCTTCAGTCTTTAACCAATCTGCAATCTTCATGTCTGGCATTCCGTCTTTCATCCGCTTGTTGATCAACTCAACCAGCGGGGATCGGCAGACGTGGCACCCAGTAAGAACTGGGGCAAGGTCTCTTGCGTCCACTTATCCCTTGACGCCGAACGCCTTGTCCTCTGGATTCAACCAGCGGATGACGACGGGTACAACGGCTGCAATTCCTGCGGAAAGGACGGACTTCCATCCATCAACGCCGAAGTCAAATGCGCCGCCACCGAGGGCGATGAACTGTGCGAGGCAGGCTGCCAGGAAAGAACGTGCCCATGATGCGATTGTTGCCTGTACTGACT